GTTGTTCGTTCCATTCCAGCAGGGCAGTATTACCTCAAATGAAGCGATGCAGCAAGCGAGCATGGCGCAGCTTCCATTCACCCGCAGCGCAGAATCAATCACCCAAGCGCAACATACTGCTCAAGCGATGCAGGCTGCTGGGCCGATCAGCGTGAAGTATGAATCGACAATGATCAACGGCGTCGAATATGTGACCCGCGAGCAAGCCGAACGCATTGGGGCGCAGTCCGCCGAACGCGGTCGAGCACTCACGCTGCAGGCGTTGCAGAATTCAGTGCGGACACGGAGTAAGGTCGGATTATGAGCGCCTACGCATTCGTCAATTACGTCCGCTTCAAAACGCAAGCTGACGCGTACACCGGCACGCCGTACCAGAACTTCAGCATTAACGAACAGCGCGTGTATGACAGCATCACCTACAGCTTCGCGCCATTCGCTATTTCATCCGGTGGTGGTGCTCGCGGCGGTGATCGCTCCAGTGCATCACTCGTAGCTGGTACGGATGCACTGTCCGTCAATCTCTTTGCTGAGGCGGTGCAGAACCGCTACATGCTTGAGATCAAAACTGTCAGCCTTGATCCGCTCACCTTCGCCGACGAAGCACTGGTCGCATCCGAGATCTGGCGCGTTGCGTCCTATGACATGGATTCCACCCGCGTGGTGCTGAAGCTCACATCACCGCTCGATGCTGTGAAGGCGCAGGTGCCACGTCGCACGCTGAGCACCGCCTTGGTTGGCGCATTGCCCACATCCGGCGCATTGGTGGTGAGCTGATGTGGCGCCACTGGATCGGCCTACCGCATAAATTCCGCGCTGATCCACGCAACGGTCATGCAGCCGACTGCTTGATCATGACCTGGAACGTGCTTGAAGATGCAGGCGTGCCGCGTCCGACATTCGATCCGATCTGGCTTGATCTTGCCGAAAGCGGCAGGCATCGCCTGTTAGCAAGAGCTTACGAGCGACTTACAATACCCTTAGATGCTCCAGAGGAGTACGCGGTAACCTTGTTCTCCACTGATCGCACCATTGGAATCGGCGTTGTTGTTGATGGTGGTTTGCTCCACGTCCATCATCGTCGCGGTGTGCAGTGGATGCCGCTGGATCGTTGCAAACCGCTGGAGTTTAGGAAATTCACATGATGCTGCCTTCTGATCGCTACCTTGCCGACATCCTCGGCCTTACGGAAGAGCAGTACCGTCACTTTCAGATCGAGGTACGGAAACGCGCGGCGGAGGGCCCGCAACCAGCAGTGGTGGCTGGTTTAGAGACTGCGACCATCCTTGCGATTGCAAACATTGCCATCGGCCTTGGTGCGCTGGCGGTTTCGGCATTACTGAAGCCAACAGTTCCACGTCCCGGCCAAGCACCAGGCCAGCCACGTCAGACGCAGGACATCACTGATCCGATCATCCGCAACAGCAGGTTTGCGCCACGATACGGATTCGACAGTCAGCAGGACATCGCCACACTCGGCAGCATCATCCCGATCGTTTATGCCAAACGTGAGCTGATCAGCGGTGATTATTACGGCGGCATCCGCATCAATATGCCGATGTTGTGGAATCAAATCCTTAGCCTTGGTGGCGGCCAGATGCTGCGTGGTGTGTTCCTTCTTGGCGAAGGCACCGTCAGCAGCATCGATACCACTGGCTTTGCGATCGGCTCGAACACGTTGCAGGGTTACGTCTTCGATGACACATCCGCAACCGAGCAAGGTTCCCGCGTCACCGTTTACTTCAGCCCTGACGGCGGTCGCATCGCTGGAACGGATCGCGTCCTCGGACGCACCAACGCCAACGATGATGGCAGCTCCAGCAGCTCCGATGTCTTTCAGGTGTACTGGAACGGCGATGAGCGGCAGGATTTTTGCTCATCCAATCGCCCGAGCACACAGACATCGTTCGGTGTCTATGCACCGATCGGTAATGACCTGATGTACAAGGTCAACCCTCTGCTTCGTCCTGGAGTCAGAAGTCAAGTTAAGCCTCAAAGCGGGGGCGATGTACGTGTTCGTTGCCCTGCTGATTCCCAACAAATGAATCAGCGCGATAAGATCCGCGCACCCTTCACAACACTTAGCGGATTAAACAATGAATCTATTACTGCCGACAGCGAAACAAGAACAGCCAGTATAGGCGACACTCTTACCTACAAAATTTTCAGTACATCACATAAAAATGTTAAATTCAACAACTATGATGAGACAGGATTTGATGATGATGACGCCACAGCCAAGGATGTTGCGTCTGCTGTGTCTTCTCTTCAAAAAAGCTGGGACGACGCGCTTGTAGAGGGCGAGCTCTACAAAATAGGGAATGCTTTGGCTGTTTGTGTCTCAAGAACAGATGACCCCTTCGTTTCAGATGCGGATGTTCAAGGCGGCGCAACGGGCGTGACCGTAACAGCAGCCTTTGAAGTGGTACGCGCCGGTCAAGTAAAAGAGCACAAGCAAGCATATCTTACTGATGTATCCTCAGTCGAAAGCGGAGCGCAATCAGATTTACCTAATAGAGAAGTAGGTACGACAGGGGGGCACCTGCTTAAATACGCAACCGCTCATGTTTCAAACTCAAGACCTTGTAGCGCTGTTGAAATCGGGCTGAAATCAACTTTGGGTGCAAGAATAAATGGACTTTGCAATTTCCAAGAAACAAAACCATTTGAAAAAATAGACACTGCATATTGCCAAGCGTTTGAAAATGAAGACGCGGATGACATCCTAAATATATTTAACCAAAGCGGGACAATAACTACTCCTTTTGAGCGCTACTCCTTCTTTAGGATTAAATGGCGCGAATACGGCGATGCGGCTTGGCAGTATTTGAACCACACTTATGGCACCCGTGGCGAGTCGCAGCAATCGCTTTTCAACTTCATTCGTTTCGAGTTTTCGGCAGTAAATCAGCGCGAATTTATGTTTGAACCCGTTTCGGGTTTTGAGGTTCGATCTAATCTTGATGGCGGCACAAACTTATACGTGCTTGATTACAAGCTACCTCTTGTTGCGCTTTCTGAGAATGGTTGCACAGTCGCTTTCAGCGGAGAACAGGTAGCTCGATCCGCAGATAGCTTTAGCATAAATGAAGCCTTTGGCGTGTCTGGGCTTTCAAACTTTTATCGGTATTTAACGCAAACATCGGATCATACCCACGAGGCTGATGTAACGGTTGAGTTTACAATTCTTGCGGGAGAAACTACCGCTACGAACGTAGAGTTAGGCATTAGCGGAAGCGATGAAGGTCAAATTAACTTGCCTCTGCTTGTTGGACAGGATTTTAGCGGCACGCTACCCGGCACTGACAGCGTTTTGGGGGCAGTCTCCGTCAGTGGATCAATGGAACGCACATCTGGAGCGCCGGACGAAGATCAATACTTTACATTTACTGCAAATACTGCCATGACAAATGACACGACATTTGCAGTGGGCGCCACTTTTACAGTGACCGGAGACAATAGATACATCATTTACAAAGGACTACCTAAAACTGATGCCAACACCTACATCGATGACTACGCCAAACTGGCTGAGACTTTTATCTATTCTGAGATCTCAACAACTGCTGAATCTGGCCCCGAGCACGAAATCGTTTACGTCAACGAGATCGTCCCAAATGACAGCGCACCAGCATATGACGATCTTGCATTGGTCGGCATCAACATCCGTTCATCAGCGGAATGGCAGCAGTTCGCGCAGTTCTCCAGCTACGTCACAGGCGGCAAAGAATGCACATTAATGCTTGGTGGCTCGGATAATGCCACGCACTTGTTCCCGGATGTGCTCTATGACCTGATGACCGACACCCGTTACGGCGCTGGTTCGTTCATCAAGTCCTACATGATCGACACCACCGAGTTCGCTACTGCCGCGCAGTGGTGTCAAGATCGCAAGTATTTCTACGATGCTGCCGTTGCAGAACCGATCAACATCCGGCAATGGGCAGCAGACCTAGCAGCCACGCATCTGCTGCAGTTCGGTGAGATCGATGGCAAATACTTCCTGCGACCTGCGATCTCGTTCTCGGCTGTCTCGATTGCTGGTCTGTTCACCGCAGGCAACATCGCCGAGGGCAGCTTCCAGCTTCAATACTTCGATCCTGAGGACCGCGACCCGATCCAAGTCTCTGTTCGTTACCGCGAAGAACGCCCCAGCACTGATCTGACCAGCCCCGGATTGTTCCCGGTAGTGCGTGAAGTGCTGGTGCGCGAAGCCACCGGATCTGACACCGATCCGATCGAGCAGCTCGACATGTCGGCGTATTGCACCAGCCGCGCTCATGCGATCGATGCTGCCAAATTCCTGATCAGGATGCGCCGCATCCCAACGCACACCATCACCTTCAAGACGACACACGATGGCCTGACTGCAGGATTGGCGCCTGGTGACTACATCAAAGTTGCCATGGATGAAACCGAGTACGACGAGTTCAACAACGGCGTCGTCACACCCGAAGGCGCATTGGTCAGTACAACCACACTTGCAAATGGAAGCTACGACGTTATTGCTTGGGACGGCACCGAAGGCACACCGCCTGCCGACATGACGCTAAGTGTCAGTGGCAAGACCGCAACACCCACAGGCATTGTTTTTACCGTCAAACTGCCCAGCACGCAAGTGCGCGTGTATCAAGTGGAGCGGATCACGCCAGATGACGAGGGCACATTTACAATAGAAGCAATGCACATGCCCGTGAATAGCTCCGGCATCTTGGAAGTTGCCGATGGTTTTGACACTGCCGGTAATTGGACGATCCAAGACTGATGGCAACCACATTCCCGAGTATTGAACCAACTGCTAGGAGCTTCACCGCACCGGCATGGCAAACCACAACGCAGACATCTCAGTCCGGCGTGATAACTCGCAGGTTATGGGGCAGCCGCCCAAGCCGCGCCACGCTCAGCTTGCAGTTCAACAACATCAGCGACACGAACACTTCCGCAATCCTCAACGCATACAACACCGCAAAGGGATCCGTCGATAGCCTTACGCTGCCGGACATCCTGTTCAACGGCGCCGATGCCACGCTGACCACATGGCTTGATGCAAGCGCAACCGGCGCAGGCTTGCTCTGGTGCTTTACCGAGGGCTCCGCACCACAAGTCGAGAGCGTCGCACCAGGTAG